GAGTAGTCCTCAATAAGGTTTGAGGGGATTGCTCCTTTGGTGATAGCTTTGGCGAACTTTTTACGGTCTACCTTGACCACAACCTCACCGATAGTTGTGGGGTCGATGCCCTGTCGGTTAAGCTCGGATAGTAGACCTGCTTCATCATATGATGTGCGAGATGAATCCACATGGTGAACATCACCAAGAGGTGTCTCGATCTTTTCCCCTACTGGGATGTGTTGTCTAAGGATTTTAACTTGCTGATCAAGGGCATCCTTGAGAGCCTTGATACGACATAGACTCTCTGCGATTTGTTGCTTGTTCATCGTTTCCCCTTTCAAAAGAATAGGTGGTAAATAATAAGGGTCAAAGGTGTGGTTATGGCTAACCACATAAGTGTGGTGATTATGGCTTTCATGTTTCTCATTATATGATTACCCTACCTCACGCATACAGACTTGCTCGTCTGTTTCATCGGTGATCTCGGTTTGGGTCATCAGTTCCATGATGTCCTCAAGACTCACGACACCATCTGTCCCACCAAAGTCGCCTACCATGACAGCGAGGTGAGTCTTGCTTGTAGTGAATTGTTTGAACATTTCCTCACAGGTGGTTGAGGACTCAACCTTGAGGACGGTACGAGTAAGCTCTTCGACAGTAGGGTTCTCGTCCTTAGCAAGAGCTTGGAAAGCGTCTTTGAGAAGCATGATACCCTTTACATCATCTCGGTTCTTACCAAGTACGACAAGTCGTGAGTGCTGACTCTCAAAGAGAGAGGGCTTGATGTCCTCTAGTCGCTCATCTGCTCGGACAGTGGTCATGTTGACTCGTGGAGTACCAACCTGCTCAACAGTCGTGAGTGAAAGGTTATAAGTACCCTCGTAGATCTTCTCTATGATAGCAGAAGGCTCATCGCTCTTAAAACGAGCTGTGAGCTTTCCTATGACCCAGTTGATAGGTGTGAGTACCCATGACAGTAAAACCATCATAGGAGCGAAGACACGACCCACAAAGAGAGGGTTATTCGTACCATACGCTTTAGGGATGATCTCTGAGCAGATGATTATCGTGAAGGTGAGGATACCCATCACCAACCCAACATACTCAGACCCAAGCCACAGACCTGCGTTAGTACCGACAACACCAGATCCCATGATGTTGGCGATGTTATTACAGATGGTATTGGTGCTAATAAAAGACTCTTTATCATTCATCACCTTGCTCAACGCACAAGATCCGAAGACCTTGTTTTTACAGGCTGACTTAACCTCAGCCTTAGAGAGCGAAGCGACAGCCATTTCCCACGCACTGTGGATGGCTGAAGCGATGATTGTGATGAAAAAAGCAGATAGTGTGCTGACCATGTGGTTCTCCGTTTGGGGAGTTAGGGGGTGAGGTCATTGTCAACCTCGACAATATGATATAAATAAGGGGTCACAAATTAAATCAAAGCTATCTTAAGTACCTATATCTTAAGGGAAACATTAATTTGTGACCCCTTATTTATATCATCCTGTAAGGGCAATCCCCAACAACCAATCACTCACTAAAGGAGAACCAACATGGCTATTGACGCTATCACACAATGCAACCTCGCCCCAACCTTCCGACTCCGTTTGGAGCACAAGAATGGACACTATAAGTTTTGGGAGGCTACAGGCCGTCCAGATGGAACTGTCATCGTCCGTTATGGACGCATAGGGGATTGGGGTACAGCAATCACTAAGGATCGAATGTACTTCGAGAAAAAAGCACCACAAAAGCTCAATAAGGGCTACAAAGTAGAGAGGATGGAACTATCATGCTAAACTCAATCAAAACATCAGATAACATCTTAATCGTGACGGGTGCAGGTATCAGTACCTCATCGGGCATCCAAGCATGGCGAACAGGTGATGACGCTGTGTGGGCTAATGATGTCCTTGAGAAAGGCACACAACGCTACTTCAACCGTAATCCTGCAAAAGCGTGGGAGTGGTATCTCGACAAGTTTAAGGGTGTCTTTGCCCTTGAGCCTAATGACGCACATAAAGCTCTCGTGGAACTTGAAACATGGTGTGAGTCAGAGGGTAAGACCTTTGACATCATCACGCAGAATGTAGATCACTTGCACAATAAGGCAGGATCAAAGAATGTCATCGAAATACATGGTACAACCAACGCTGTGCGTTGCCCTAATCATGGGTGTGATCATGGAGATCCGAGGGGTTCAATCCCGATGAGCGAGGTATGGGCTGACTATAAGAAGTTTGAACAGTCCAAAGACCCGAACGATCTACCTATGTGTCCTAAATGTGATGTTCCACTAAGAGCACACGCACTGTGGTTCGATGAGTTTTATGGTTCTCATGAGGACTATCGCTTAGATGACGCTATGGAAGCTATAGAGGAAGCAGATATGGTGGTCTTTATCGGCACTAGCTTCTCTGTAGGGATCACTAATATGGTGGTTCAAGCAGGTAGGCAGATGAGGAAACCGATGTATATCATCGACCCTAATCCGTCCCAAGAGTCCAAGAGCTTTAACTACACCACTGAGAGGGCAGAGGACTACCTACCAAACTTAGTGCAACAACTGACGGTTGAGGATTAAAGCAATCCTCTTATGACATCTAGCCTCTGACCCTCATCCATGTCGTACCAATCGAGCTTGATGTATTTAGTCTCTTTAGGGAGTCTATCTGGAATCTGCATGACTTGAACCTGTAACTTGTGCAGATAAGACTCCTCGATACCCGACTCAAATCCTCTCCCTCGTTTAGAAATCCTTTCCATTGCTTGCTCTACGCTAACATGGAGGTGGATACAGACATCAACAGGGGGGATATAAGGCTTAAGCATCTCAAAATGCTTCATATACGAGCTGTGTTCATCTTCGGTAAGGACTCCATCATCTCTTAAGATGTTGGCAAAGCAGGAGTCTCCGAAGATTGAACGATCAAGCAAGGTATTTTCTGGTAGATGTTTTGAGAACCTGTCATAGAGAAAGTGCATTTGAAGCGTATAAGCCCATCGGCTTGGGTCGTCTGAATAGAACTTTTCAAGGAACGGATTATCACCTACCGATTCATACATGGGAGTCAGGTTAAAGTGTTTACTTGCTTCTTTTGTGAATGTGGACTTACCGACACCGATAAGTCCTTCTACGATTATTCTCATGTGAGCTACCTCCTTTAGTGTTTTATTTATACCTAGCGAAAGTCATTTATCTTCTCATAAGTGATTTAAAGGGGCTAGAGGCCATACCAGTATCCATAAGCTCTGCGTATAGTCTTTAAGACATCATTCCCAAAGATATGGTACTCAACATCACCTTTATAGGTCAGCGTCCATTTAGAGTGTTTATAAGCGATGAGGTGATGCCAGTTTCGCTTTTGGTTAAGGGTAATCAAGAGGGTTAAGTCTGTATCTTGATTATGTATGAACACGATTCCATCATGGTTTCTATCATATGAAAAACCACACTCAGAGAGGACAGTGAAGATATATTTGGGGTAAGAGACCCCTTTGGAGTCCGTTTCAACACAGACCCTAATACCATCTTGCTTTTGTGTGTAAGGATTGCTCATTGCCGACACCCCCTACTAATAGGGCATCTTCAATAAAAAAACTACACTATGTCATCAGCATCTAATGCCCACTCAAAGAGATTATGGTGTAAAGACACCTGCGGCTATTGATCTAAAGTTCACGCAAGCATGATCCATCATATCTGGAACACGGATATCAAGTTCTAAAAATCTTTTAGCGAGTGCTTGATATAGAATCATAATGTCTTGGTCATCATAACCGTCATCTTCCATCTCCTCTTGAAAAGAAACAGAACCAATCACTTTAGCGTGATTAATCATTTCTTCCATAGGGATCTGGTTAATGAAATCAATCCATTCTTCGAGAGTAGCTAAATCTTCCATCTTATTACGCCTTTCTTGCTCTTTGGACTTCGATGAGGTCTGGGTCTTCTTCACCTTCGATTAACTCAGATACAATTTGACCTGCGTAGTTTTCAAGTCTTAACTCTTCCCAAACTGCTTGTAAACAAGGGTCTTGAGATTCTTCCCAAAGCCTACGATCAGAAATAACATCTGAGATTTCATCAGCTCCGAGCTTTATTCGCTGTCCTACATTTTCTGCTGAGTATTCAGCATCCGATTCATTACTTCTAGTCCTACTTTGAAGTGACCTTGCTTCGGGACTTGGGGTATTGGAATCAGTTAGAGGGTCAACCAACCGATACTTCTTCATAAAGTCTTTTAAAGCCTTCTCAGAACCACAAAGCCGACCAACCTTATTACGAAGACGCTTATGTGCATACCATGCAGTCCTAAACGCTTCAGGGTACTGACTGACAACCTCAGTCCACTTGACTAATTGGCCTTTAAGTTTAACTGTGTCGATTTCTTGTTCCCAACACCAAGGGTCTTCAGTGTTAAACAGATCAGGTGGCGAGTTAAGATAATCATTTAGGTCAATGTTCTTTTCAAGAGCTTTCTTCTTGAGATAGGAGTTAGCAATCCTCATGGAAGTAGACCCATCCTTGAGGTCTAATCTCATGTTCCCAGAACTACCATACAATCCCCAAATCTTCTCCCCCACAGCAACTCTCTCCTCAACATATCGTTTTGGTTCGGGTGCTGAAGGCTTAGGGTTGCTTGCATCATACTCAGCAGACCTTGTGTCGTAATCTTCGATACTTTCTCGGATCGCATCTCTATCAATATCATCAGATACTGTAGGAACTGGTCGTGGGGTGACGAGACTGATGTAAGTGGTGTTTTTATTTAAACGAGTGCTGTACCCAGATTCATCAAGTGTTACTTTGATATCAGATGAACCGACTTCAGTGATTGTCCCTAGTTGATTATACATCTGTGGATAGTTATTTCTTACATAGTCGCCATCAGCTTTAACCTTATCACCAACTCTCCAATCAATACTCGGTGTTGGTGCAGTAGGTCTAGGGGGCATTACAGGTCGATCACCAAGAACATCCTGTTTTACTTCCCCCCACTCTTTCATTGCCTTCTTATGAGCCTTAGCGTCTTTTTTAGAGACTTTTAAGGTCACGATATCGGCAGTGATAACTAAGAGTTGCTGTAGTCTCTTTACTCCAGGGCTTTCACCGAGTATTTGTCTCACTGCTTCAGCATAAACATAGTTAGGAGAGTCCACAGAAATACGGTCAAGAAGTCTTGAGATGTTTACACCAAGATCGAAACCAAACTTTGGCCAGACAGCATAACCACTGTAAGTGGAATCTCCTGCTGAACCTGCCGCCAAACACTCGATGTATTTTTTACCCATGCGTTTTGCAGTAATGATTTCCGAGAACAAGAACTTACTTGAAAAGCCTCTTGGGGCACAAGGCTTTAGTTTAACGAAGTTATTTGAGATAACATCAGAATAGATGGAGACACTAGCACCAGTCACAAACCGATTTTCTTCCATTCGGATACCACTACTATGTGCCGTAATTTTACCATCTCCTAATAGGAGATCAAGAGCAACAGGCCCACCCACCATATCAAGGATTTGTTTATCCCGCTTTGAGATAGTACCCCCACTATTAACCTTGTCACTTAGCCACATATCAGCGTCATCATATCGACCAGGTTCATAATTAAGGTGACTACAAGGGTTAGCATCAAAATCTTCTAGCTCTTTTTCAGCCCTCGATTGATTTTCCTCAGTTGGGTCGAGGACAAATCTCATCAGTGCAGGAGTCTTGATCGCAATTCCTGTATCAGAAATACGAGCATCAAGACGACCAGTTAAGTCAGACTTCAACCCATTAACAATAATGTCTTGGAAGAAATCTTGGTCTGCTTCATTGACCAAAGATTTAATCTGATCAATGGATAGCATATCAAAGTCATCTTTAACAGTAGCTCTCTCTTTAATGTCTGTACCCTCAAGGAGAACTAAACGCTTAACAGGTTCGTTAGCCCCTCCTTCAACATAACCCTCATCCCCAACAGTAAGAGGCTTAACATAACCCATGCTGTTGAAGAGTTGGTTGAGCTTGACTTCAAGAGTTTCATCTGTGGCATTGAATACAAACTCGTCTGTATTTAACCACTCGTCACCTAACTCGTCTGAAGGGTCTTTGAACCAAACATAGACAATATAAGTCTTACCTTCTTCAAGTTCATTTCTTTGAAGAGAGAGAGCGTTTTTAAGATCTACTTTAAGACCCCTCGCACTCTCACTGACAGTACCCTCTGACTCAGAGTCTGGAGCAAAGGTGGCATCAATGTAGATTTCTTCTACTTGTTCAGATTGACCACCTCGATATGCACGGGCAGTTCTTTGCTTTAACAGTTCAGAATCAAACCCTTTACCACGATCAAGGTGGATGACTTTAGTGAAGGTTTGGAAGTTAAAACCACGAGCGTAGTTATCAGAACATACAGCACTTGCTAGGCTATCGTTCTCTTTAACATACTTCTTTGAGATGTCCATAGCCCAAGTAGACTCCGACTCTGTGTCCTCCTCTACCTCTTCTGTGGCGATCTTGGTGTAGATGCCTGTGTCGATATACTTCTCATCAAAAGCCTCAACGCTCATGTTGTCTTGTTCTTCGATTTTAGCGACCACTTTACCATTCTGATAAAAGACGATTTCTTTTGCCCAAAGCAATGCGTGAACTTTATCTTTACGAACCTTGCTGTTCTTCTTTATGACTGAAGCGGCAAGTTTTTTACTTGAACAGAAGTATAGACACCTTTCTTTAAAGTTATCTTTGAAGATTTTAGACCCAACATCAGCCTTAAACATTCCCTCTGAGGATGTCTTAATAAGACGGTTTAGAGCCGATTTAACAGTGCTTGTAGCTTTAGTGAGGTCTTGGTAAGCCTTACTGTTGGTACGATCAAAGAAATCGCCACTTTGATCAGTGAGATTATCTAGCTTACCTCTAAGGTCACGATACTTAGACACCATTGCTTTAAGTTCACCCGAAATCGCTTTAGCTTGAGACTTGTACTTCTTCTGTATGGCTTTCGGCATACGGGTAGTAATAGTACGAGACTTAAGCTCTTGGAGTCGGGGCAAATTAACATCTTCATAATCTACGCCAAACTCTTCATTTACAGAGATGTCCATCTTCGGTGCAAAGTAAGCGTTCTCTTTAACCCAGTTGTGAAATTGTTCTCTTAGTTTGGGATCTGGGTTAAGGGCAACCATACGACCTGCAAGAACAACACCATACTTTTCTGCAAAGGCTTTCTCACTCTTTTTAGTAGGTACTTTACCTTTAGCTAAAGTAGAAAGCCTGTATAGATCCACAGGGTCACGATCAAGTGCCGAAGCAGTTAAGAAAACCTTACGAGGGTGTCCAAGAGAAGACACTGCGTAGTTTTTCTGTGTGCCACCTTTACCGAAGATTTCATTGATCTCATCAAAAAAGCAAGCGTAATACTTATCTTGGAACTTCTTGTTCACAATAGGGGAAGATTTTGCCTTAGCAGATTTCTTAAGTTTAGTATGTTCCCTACGAACCTTAGCAAGTTCTTTCTTCTTTGCTTCTTTAGCAGAGGGATCGAGAGCAGGGTAAGAAACGAGTTCTTGGATAGTTCTAACCTCATCTTCTTTTGTTGAAGCTGTGCGAACGATAGTTGGGTCAATCAAGTTGCCGATTTGGAAATCAACTTCATTCCTCCAAATTTCCCGACCGTTCTTGTATCCAACTTCATAAGTGACGGTTGCCTCTTTACCATGATGTTTATTTTCACGAGCAAGACGCTTTTTATCCGCTATTATCTGCTCTCCATTCTCCATCTCTGAAATAATGTCATCAATGCCCTCTGATTTCTTAAACTCGTCAACAAAATCCTCATAAGACATCTCATCAATACGAGATTGAACGAGCTTTTGCCAGTTAGGGGTCTTTTCAACCTCACCGTCTGATCTTACAAAATCATCTCCACCTTTAACCATGAAGTTAAGGACTTCTTTTTTCAAGTTTCCAACAAGACTCTTAGGTGAAACAAAGAGGAATCTTCTCTTCTTCCCTCCTTGTTCCAATTCTTCATTGATTGCTTTTTTGATTGCAACAAGAGAGGTAAGGGTTTTACCAACACCAGTATCAAGAGCTACAACACCCTGCATACCTGATGCTTCAAGCCAAGCGGCCGCTTCTTTTTGTTTATTATTAAATTTGAGTTGTCCACGAGATGTTTCTGCAACGAACCCACCAAGAGTTTCTGGGGTAAAACGCTCTGTATTTTCAACAGTGGTAGCTTTCTCTTTAGCTCTAAGTTTGGCATAATACTCGTCCATAAACTTAGATGCAGAAGCACTCATTGCTACTGAACCAAGAGATTCACGAATAATCTCGAAGTCAGAGGGTGTGAATGTAAAGAAAGGATTACGACCTTTATGCCCTGCGGGGAGTTTTGGGTTTTTTTGAGTAGTGATGGAAGCAACCTTCTCTGCAAGAGACTTCATTATATTACGGTCTGCTTTACTAGAGTTCTCACCTGGAATACCAAGTGTAAGAACACCTGTTTTTGGATTCACTGTGATATAAGGTTCAATGAGTCTTTGCTTGTACTCCCAAGAATCTCCATCTTTAACTTTATCAACTGTAATGGCGTTGCCTTGTTTATCAAAAGCGATACGATCAGTCGCTACTTTGGTGTTTTTACCGCCAGACTTTGAGATGTACCCACCCTCAATAAAGCGACCTTCCATGTTCAAAATCGTATCGAGGTCATAACCTGCATAACGACCTGCTACAATAATCTCGGTGTCTTTACCCTCTGCGTTCTTTAGTTTAACCAGTTGGAAAGTCTTGGACAGACCTTCAGATCCTTTTACTTCTCTGAAGACGGGGGTTAAGACTTGATCCTTGAGGTTCGGATCAAGTTCGGGATTACGACCAAGGTTTATACGATTCAATGCTTCTTGTAGAAGATCTTTGTGGTGAATCGGGTTGTAAGTAGATCCTGATGGGTATTTAAATTTAGCGATTTTGACTTTACGCTCTGTATAAACAATCTTAGTCCCATCCCAATCTGGGTAGTTTTCAACTGTGATTGTTTCCTCAGAGACTTTTGGTTGGGTGGCTTTCTTTGCTTTGTTACTTCTTTTCTTTTTAATGACTTTCTTCGCTAGTTCTTCAATGTTATTAAACCGCTTGTAAGTGTTTCCTAGTTCATCAGTAAAGTCACTGCTGTATGCACCCTTAATGAGTGGCTTAAGGGCTTTGTGATATTCAAATACCTCTTTGCTCTGAGCTACTTTATTTTCACACATTGCCCTAAGCTGTAGGAGCTTCTTGAAAACACGAACTGCTTGTTGATACCCTTTGAGTTTTGACTTCGGTACTTTATATCTATAGTTAGGTATCCCTGCTCTGTTGTACCCTGCTTCTGGCTCACCATTAGGAAGTTTACCGTATCCTTCTTTAAACTGAGGAACAGAAAATTGTTCTGCAAGAGCCAGAGCAGATTTGATCTGCTCGATAATGATCTCGTTTTTCTCTTTTTCACCAACCTCATAGACTATCGAGGGGCCATTTTCGTCATCTTTTAGAATTGAACATTTTGGTTCGATAAAAAACTGCTTGGGGTCTACATCAGAGGAATAGACATTATCATTCTTAACCAAACTCTCTAAGTTTACGATAAGGTTGTATTCTTTACTCTTAAACTGTGGAGCTTTAGGTTTACTTCGAGGTTTAGGTATCTGTGTAGCTTGAGCGTCATAAGCCACAGTAATATAAGCGACTCCCTTGTTTCTACCATCATTGAGAAATACAGGTTTAACATCAACGAGATAGCCCTCTTTAAGTAAAGAAGACTTGAGTTTTGCATCTCGAATCTTCTTTAGTTTATTTGCTTTTTCGATCTCAGCCGACACCATCGAGCTTGATTTAGAAATCAACTCGGAGACTTCATCTCCAATAGAGAACTGCACATAGCGTATATTGAACTTAGGGTTACTCTTTACTTCGGTTTCAACATTGAATCCGAGCATTTGAAATGCTTGCCGAATAAAATCTGCATAAAACTGTATTGTCTTTTTGAACTCAGTCCCGCTTGAAGCGGCTTTGAGCATCCCCATCACTTCATTAATGTCCTTACCGAAGAGTACAGCGGCGAGACCATCATTGATGTTCTTGTCAATAACCCCAAGACGAGCTTCTACTTTGACAGCTAGTTCTCTTGTGCCTCTTGGAGCTTTAAAAGCATACTTACGAACCAAGTATCTCCAGCTAGTACCAAAGTCCTCTTTAAGAGTAGACATTAAGGTATTATCGCCTTTAAGTCTCTTTTCATAAATGACCTTGAAGTATTCATCAACAAGACAAAGGTTGTAATAAATCTCAAAAGCGTCAGTTACTTCTTTGCGTCTGATTTTTTTGATCTTACCTTTTTGTTTGACTTGCTTCCCCCTTGCATTAAGGACGGGCACATAAGCGAAGTTCTTGACCACCATATCATAGAGTTTTCCCCGATATGGTCTAACAATTCTATTTCTTCTTATAGCCATCACACACTCCTTTAGTTTAGATGTCTTAGAAGATTTATAAATAAACTATAAATCAATCTTCTATGAGGTATCCTTGTCTCCTCAACTTTAGGGTTAAATATGCAAGTTTGATTGGGTCATTAGAACTGATTACGATTTTGTGGTCGTTTATGATACTGACTTGCCAGTCTTCTGTTTGGAGGTTTCGTATGAACTTTTCCCCAAAGGGATACTCTTGTGGGTGTATCGTGATGTCATACTTTTGAGTCATGACTTCAGAGACCCATTTCTTTACAATGTCTTTAGGTAAAATCTTATTAGTCATAAGATTACTTTTTTCCGTTCTACATCTTCTGGTAGAACTCTAAGGAGTGTGATGTTTTCACTTATTACCTTAAAGGTGTGATAAACCTCTTTTAAATTTGCTGACTGTTCCATCGCTTTTAAACACTTCAAGTATCTATATCTAATTTTGCCCTGTGTATCACCTAATAGGCGAGCTACATAACTTTGACTAGAGTAGGTATATAAAAGAACTAAAACTTCTATGTCTTTCTCCTCTATGAAGAAACCAGAAAGCAACCTTCGTAACTCTTTCTCCTCATATATAGTTATCTGTGCATACACCTTTAATCTATCTAACCCCCTATTAACTCTATAATGGACATTTGGCTGGGTGTATCCGAAGATTTTACCTAGATATGCTTGGCTAAGACCATGTAGAAGATGTAGTTCAACCATATCAGCTTCCACAGGAGAAACTTTGCTCATATGTTCCAGGACGATGTGGATTTTCTCCACCTTGTCCTCTGAGATATAACTTGGAGTAGGACAGGTATGCAATCCATGTGCGTCTGAAAAGATTTGTTCCATTAACTGTTGATCCATCTATTAAACTCCTTCTATTGAGAGGCAATCTATTATGTGTATGATTTCTACACTCCTAAAAGGTAAATGGATAGCGTACATTCGCACATCTTCTTCTCTCCAAGTCATGACGACTTCTCCATCAAATCCTTTGAAAGGGCCTGACTTTAATCGCACCAAATCACCCTGCTTAAAAGAACCCCCTAAGTTGTCCACTTGTTTTACCATTTTTTTAAGGTCAGAGTCAGGTATCACTCCCATACTCATAAGACCCGTGCGAGTATCTAATTGGGAAATGATGCTTTTAACAAGGCGATGTTGTTTTAAGTTATAGTACTCAACAGCACCATACCCGCTCTTAATGAAGATATAACCCTCCATTAACCAAATAGGCTCATGGTATCTCTGAACCATAAGAGGGATGTATATATCATCGGCTTTGAAAGAGGTTTTTGAGACAATAATATCTTTGAGAGACCCTCTAAGGGCTTCTTCTTCGCCTTTTGTTGAAAGCTCAAGGACAACCCACGAAGTTTCTCTCATAGACAACTCACAGTAAAAAGAATGGTTTATATAGATACCATTCTTTTTACCATGTTACTAAACTCAGATAACGAAAGTTGGCTTTTTACCTGATCTTTATTCGATTGGGGGTCAGAAACAAGGGGTTTTTCCTCCACTAAAGTTTGAGTCACTTGTATGGTTTGTATACCCCCAATCTTCCATTTCAACAAATCACACTTAAACATCCCCCCTGTCGGTCTAAGTGGACGACTCGCTAAACTGTCTGCTAGAACAAGCAAAGACATATCATATTTACCCCAAATCTCCTGTAAGAGAGACCGATTCCAATATGGTGGGGGTACGCCTGCTTTCATCCCTAGAGAAATCGCAAACATACACGCTGATTGCAACCTGTCATAAGCAATACCCACAGGGGTAGACTGTAATAACTCATCTACTAGGCTTAAGGACTTAGAGTTATCACTCAATAAGAGCTGACAGATTACATCATTGCGATCCACATGAAGATAAGCCCTCACACCTAGTAGACCCACCTTGCCTTCATTTGAGGAAGCAACGCCCTCAATCGCTTTTAAAGCATCTCGAATATGCCCCTCTGTAAAGTCGGCTATCAAGACCAACGCTTCTCGCTCATAATCAAACCCTTCCCATTCACAAACCTTTTGTAAACGATCAGCGATTTCTTCTGAATCCACATGACGAATGATAAAAGCAGGAGCACATCGACTCAATACCGTCTGCCTCATCTTCTCTGGTTCAGTTGTGGCAAAGATACAGACGAGCTTCTTATCAAAGCTACCTCGATCATTTTCCTCCATCGGTTTTAAGAGGGCATCTAGTGCATCTCGTGAAAGCTGATGACTTTCATCGAAAAGATAAAGTTTCTTATTACCCGAAAAGGAAGAATAACCCAACTCTTCCAATAGCTTCTTTACATCTGCTTTCCCACTGTTGGTAGCCGCATCCACTTCGATAAATGAGTCATGGCTACCAACAAGCATAGCTTTACATGAATCACATTCATCACAAGGCACACCCTCATTTGGAGAACTACAAAGTAAAGCACGGGCCATGATACGACCCAGTGTAGTTTTGCCCGAACCATAAGGGCCAGCGAACAGATAAGACTGCCTCCAACCTGCATCTGACTTAATAAAGCCTTTGAGCGTTTGGATCGTAGCCTTTTGACCAAGCACATCGCTGTATGTTCTCGGTCTGTATTTAGTGTCTAAAGACATTTTCTCTCCTCTCGTATAGGGTACATAATACCCTTATACTATTTAGAGGAGGTTTAAGACTCTTAGATCAGATAACCTCTACCAACAAGAGATTCCTGGTTCTGAATTGGAGTTTCAGACATCCCCTCATCTAAAGTCATCGTGAGACACTAGGAAAAAACCATCTAGTTTTAGGCTTAGAACCACATCATGTGTTCTTAACCATTCGGGTGATGAAACAGTGAATGTAACCATGTGTCCTTTATTATCTTTCTTATAAGTGATATCGTTTTCCTCAAATGGATTCTCTGCTCCCACACCAATCTCCTTGATTGCCCTTACCACTTCGTCAGCATTTCTACTAGGCACAGATAGAACCATGGACCCCGAAGAAAATTGATGTATATATGCCAATTTGTTGACTACTTTATGTATACCTATGTCATTCGGACGAGCCGATTTTTCAAGACGAGCAATACGACCCTCAAGGTTACGGATGATTTCACTAGCTGATCTTCTCATGATGGTTTCTCCATTCAAGTTAAGGGTTAAAGAGACTCCTATGAGAGGGTATAAATAAACTATTAAAGTTCACACAGGCTCAAGAGAGATAAGTCCTCGAAAAAGATCAGTGCGATCATCTAAGAGAGGAATGCCCTCTACCTCAATAGCCTCATTCATCTCATGTTGAGTCATGTTATCTAGGGTAAGCGTATCACCCTCTAAGTTTTGAGCTACGATGTCAGCCCATAGGTAGCGACCTCTACAAAAGTCTACTGCCCCAAGTTCAGCATCGGTTAGTTTATATACCTCAAAATCCATGTGCCCAATATCCTTTACTGTAAAGAGCAATATTACCATCACTCAGTTCTAACTCTTGGTCAACGATTGAACCCATAAAGTCCATCGCTTCCCGAACGATTGATCTCTGAGCTTGGTTGACCACTGCAATGGCAGAACCTTTCCAATGACCATCGGGGTGGTCAACGAACTTATTGTATGCATCCCTTAGTTGTTGTGCCTTTTGATCTGTCATGTCTTAGTCTCCTTTCAAGAGTTACATAAGGGTATATTTAAGGGGTCACAAAAACCTAAACTCGGTATCATTCATATAAAGGGAATGGGAGACAAGACACCATGCAAGTCAAAATAGAAAACTACCAATCTATCAAACACGCTGACTTTGAAGTTAAAGGTCTTACTGTTATTACAGGGGCTAATAATACAGGTAAGTCTGCTTGTGCAAGAGCCATAGCAGGTGCTTTCTCTAATGCAAGGGGATATTCTCATGTAAGGCAAGGCGAAAAATCTTCTAAAGTCTCTATCAACTTTGATGATGGCAACTCGGTAATTTGGGAAAAGGGCAAAGGGGTTAATAAATATGAGATCAACGGACAAAAGTTAGATAAAGTTGGATCAAAGACTCCCGATGAGCTTGATGACTTGAACATTATTTCAGTTGATGTTGATGGGAAAACTGTCTGGCCACAAATCGCTCGACAGTTTGAACAAATCTTCTTGCTTGATATGCCACCTAGTGTCCTCTCTAGTGCGTTGTCTGATGTAAAGACAATAGAAACCCTAGAGAAAGCATCAAGTCTCTCTAGGAGCGAAACTAAGAGCCTTAATCAACGCATAAAAGTAAAGCATGAGGACTTAGAGTTTGAACGAAAGCGTTTACCACAGTTCAATGAGATCTCGGATGCAGAGAATGCGATCAGTCATATAAATGATCTTGAGGGGCTAGTTAAGACCCTTGGAGAAAGAATGAAAAAACTAGAGGCAATCAAAGAGAAAAGGGAATCCTTTATGTATCAAACAAACTTTATAACTGCCATACAAGATGTGAGTTTCCCTCAAGTAAATGTTCAAGGCTTTAGGGGGATTAAAGACCTTGAGCGTATAAGGAGAGAAAAGAACCGATTAAAGATTATGGAAGGTATCGTAGGGGTCGGATTAACATCGTTCCCTACAATACCCTCTGTTGAAGTCAATGATCACAAACCTCTTGAGAGTGTCCTAAAAAAGAGAATAGACCTCAGCCAAACAATCCAGTCTATCTCAAGGATGGAAATTGATTTACCAGAAGTAAATACACAAATTGAAAAAGACCTCAGAATCGCTTCTGAACGCTTTGATCTGTACAGTCGGATCTCTCGCACTGAACAAGAGGTGGGAAGGCTCACAGAGGAACTTGAGGCTATCAAATGCGAGATTGGTGATACTTGTCCTTTATGTGAACAAGGGATCGACCATTAACTTACAGTCAAAGGTATTATGATCTCTAACTCTGTGGGGTTATTCTGTGATGGTTTCAGTTGTAGAAACCACTCCATATCGTCAACCTTCAAAGAATGAGGGTTGAATTTAGAAGGCTTCCCACCCTCCCAATTAAAATCGTGGATATTTAAAGGATTTAGTAATCCATTTTTAGATAGTAACCCGATCAAAGTCGCCATAACTCCATTTCGGGATGTAGAGTTATACAAGACCTTTACCATCTGCTTCTCACTTATCTTTGCCTTTTCATTCTTCTGGATGATAGGTGAGATGTGATTATACAATTCCTTGATGTTGAAAGTAGCATGGATAGTAAGGTGCTTGTGGATTGGATCTCCGTTTGCGTCATCTTCTTCCCAACTAGCATCGCCCTCTATCTTTACGCTTCTGCTTTTATATAGTTTGATGAAAGTCTTTAAGATGCCTATTTGTGTGCCTCTTGAAAAATTGTACCCACTAGATTTCTCAAGACGAGCAACCCTATTCTCAAGGTTACTGAGGACTTCACTTGCTGATCTACGCATAAGGGTTCTCCATTTTGTTTAAGGTTAAAGAGATCACTTAAGATCATTTATAAACAAACTATAAACGGAAAAAACCCCATCTCCCGAAGGAAATGAGGTTCATTCTAAGATCTTAAAGACCATTTAGACGAGCAAGACCACTAGCCCTCAGTTCCAGCTTCGGTATCAGATCCCATATCCGTAGATTCATCTGAACCACCCTCAACTACTTCCATGTCCGTAGATTCCATACCCGCTTCGTCCATACCCATATCAGACTCAGTACCACCTTCAGTAATTTCCATGTCTGTAGTCTCTTCAGAACCACCCATAACCATCATGTCCATTTCTGTCCCTGCTTCTGTTCCTGCATCAGACCCTGCTTCAGTTCCTGCTTCAGATCCTGCCTCTGATCCTGCGGTAGCCCCAGCTTCCATACCACCATCGTTAGGTGTGGTTTCTTCTTTATCCTTGTCGCAAGCAATAAAGGTAAGAGCAATAAGTGCGATTGTGAGTAAGTTTCTCATGATAATATCCTTCTTTGTTAAGTGTGTTCAAGAAAAGATATAAACAAACTATTAAACTTATTCAAATCTATCTTCCACTAGGGACAAAAACTCCCCACTTGTGGCTAAGTGTAAACCTTTTGTCTCTACTGGGGCGGATCGAAAAGACACGCTCTTTATTTAGAGAACCTATATTTTAAGCCTGCGAAGAACCCTCTTAGACTCCTTGAGGAAGTCTGCCTTAACAGAGTTAGACTCTGGTCCAACCCAGATGGTCAGAGTCTTAAAGGACTTTAATGTTTTTTCGGTTACCCTCTGTACCATCAAGAATATATTCTCCTCCACCCCTTCCATTTACCCACATCACACTTGTGAAGATCTTGTCTTCAACTTCGTTTATACTACCTGCGTTAAGTGAGACAATACCAAGAACCAATTCCATACCACCATAACCACCACGATCATAACGGATTTTATCTACTCTTAATATAGTGCCTGGAAGAAGATGGAAGACTCCATAATCACGACCTCCCATAGTCTGCGATCTGCCTTTTGTTTCTTTTAAGAGGATAAAGTCCATACCTTCGTTCAAGGAAACAGTGCCACTACTTAACTTTTTTTTCAAGATGAGCAACCCTTGAATCAAGGTTTCTTATAATTTCTGATGCAGATCTTCTCATAATGGTTTCTCCATTTGATTAAGGTTAAAGAGATCACTTAAGATCTATTATAAAGAAACTACAAATCAATCCACCCCAAATTTAACCATCCAACGACCCACTGTACTCGCACTCACATTAAAATCTATACCCCATGCCATAGATCAAACCCCAAACCAAATCACCATCTGGATTATATGGTGAGGTTGTCACCCCTGCATACATAGTGCTGTCCTCGTCTTTAACGAACTTCAAACGAAACGCACCCACAGGGAAGAACTGACCATTAAGCGTAATCGTGTGTCCGACTGAAGCACCAACATCAAGACCTAAAGATTTCTTGTCGGAGATCTCATAGCCCAATAACTCATAACTCGCACCTAGCATAAGACTAGGTGGTGTCTGAGACTCTACAAGTAAACCTTCCTCTGTAAACCTTTTGTTAGAGGAGGTAGGTAGATTGAACACAACCCATAATGCAAAGCTCTCATACATCTTACGAGATAAGATGAATGTGGCAGAGTTCGTAGGTACAGGTATTGAACCCTCTTCGTACCCACCGATGAACATTTGCGTTGTGCCTAGACTCACTTCCCAGTTATTCTCTTCAGCGTGAGAAATCGTAGAGGTGAGCAAGACAGATAAGAGTAAAGCGATAGTAAGTCTCATGGTGTCTCTCCTTTATGGATAATAGACACTAATAAATAAACTACAAATCAATCCACCCCAAATTTAACCATCCAACGACTCACTGTACTCGCCCCTACATCAAGATACCTAGCTATCCTACGCTTACCCCACCCCTTACTCCTTAAGTCCTCTAAGATGCCTTTGTCCATCTTTTTCTTGATAGCATTGTTACGACCTTGAAAACCAAAGTCCAACTTGTAAGACATACAATCGGGTACATGAGGCTTAATGATCTCAATGAAACGATAAGCGTTCTCACCCTTAAAATGGAACTGCCCATTAGTGCCTTTAACTTCTTTCCAGTTAGGGGCTAAACCAAACTTCTCAAAGATTAAGTAAGCGTTAGCTCGACTCCCCTGTTTTGCACCAAAACAAATAATAGGCCAATGTCCTGCATGACCATCATCGAGATACCACATAGCCAAAGCTAACTCATCTACTTGGTCTATAACATCAGACTTAACAACTTTCCACCCCTTATCCCTCTCCTCATAGAACAAGTCTCGATACTCATTCAGCATAGGGTGAGCGTGGGTGCGAAAGATATAACTAGGGAACTCCCTACTCATCGCTACTGCTAAATCTCCAGATGACCACACGCCCCACTTCTCTTGCTTCCACTCAAGATACTCTTTCTGATTGGGTGCGTGTCGTTCCTCATAGTGTGAAGCGTTAGTACGAAAAACAATACGACCGTCACCTAGCATAGAACCAATAAGGATTGATCTTAACTCCCCCTCAATCTTTGGTAGCTCAAGACGATCAAACTTAGATACCGTTTCAATCCCATAGCGTAGTCTCCAACTACCAATACGCTTCATGCTTGAGTCAATACCCTCAGAAATCAACAACTCGTTAATCTGCTTCTCTGTTAAGTATTGTTTAGTATAGAGGTCTTCAAAACGCTCTTTAGATATAGGGCATGGTATCGCTCTCATAAATCATGCCCTATATTATCTCTCCCAGTTAGCAGTTCGTAAAACAAGCCAATAGAACTGAGGGAGAAAATAATGAGTCCCCACACAACACCCACGATAAATCCTGGACCAAGAGGAACGACTACAATATATGTAAAAAAGTAATTAAAATATAATTGACTAAAGTAGCCAAGTAGCCCACCTACAACGAAGCCTAATACACAAGCCGAACAGACACTCAAATATAGGTACAAAAGAATAAGGAGGAACTTACCTACCTTGTGAATTAGGATATAAGCAATCCTATTGTGTATGCGTTCAAAAGTGTTCATCTTACACTCCTTATGTGGGTTTTAGTGTTTGAAAGTGTAACACTTGTACCATAGGAGAGTGAGTTAAGCCAAAGAAAAGAACCCTAGATACGAAAAAACCCCACCTTCCGAAGAAGATGAGGTTCATTCTATGACCTCTTACACCTACCTAAGTAGGCGAAAGTAAAGCGAATATACTAGATATTAACGCTGTACAGTAAGACGAGCAAGACCACGAGGGTTGTAGGCACCAATACCCAAGTTTTCAAATACAGAAAAACCAATTGTACGAGCTTTTGGATCGTCAGCAGAGAGAACGGTCAATTCTGTACGAACAGGGATACGACCGAACATTTCTGGCTCACAGCAGACATAAACAGTTCCAACAGGAACAAGACGGCTAGTGATGATCTGAGCACCCCAAAGAGTAGCCTGAAGACCAGTCTTGAGAAGTGCCGCTTGGCTCTCGATGTCGAGGATATCTCTACCGAACTTACGGATGTCAGCATAATCACGAGCATTCATGAAGATACGGGCAACACGAAGGTCGTGACGCTCAATGAGGCTAAATGCGTCAGCAAGAACAGCACCATTAAGAGGAGCGATAACAGGAATGTCAGCGTTAGTTTGACCTGCAACTGAATCAAATCCGTTTGCCGCAACTGCGTCAAGAATAGCGAATACACGCTCGTCTTCAGCCGCTTGGATTTGAGCACGAGCTAAATCTTGTGCCCTCTCGATAAGGTCAAATCTACGCTCTTTGATTTGAGTCAAAGGGATCTCAGGATTTGAAGCAATCTCGAAAAGAGGGAAGATAACCCTACGAGGCTTGGTGATTGCAAGAATGTTTTCACCTTCTTCACCAACCACAAATGCAGTTACATCTGGGTCTTTGTCGTAGATAGGTAAAGCACCGTCTGGAAGTTGCTCGACTAAGAAAGTCTTGCGACCAACAGAGGTATAATCTCTACGAAGGCGAAGTGGTTGAGTCATTGAAGCGGCGAGCTTCGCACGACCCTGTGGAGTCTTAATGTAGTCAGAAATGATCTTCTGTTTTACGGCATTATCAACTGTATTACTCATAATAAATCACTCTTCCTTTCTATCAAATGCGTTGGTCGTATACCAACTCATCAGAAGTTGAGTCGGGAGCGATTTTAAGGATAGCCATTGCACCAATACCATTTGTAGCGTCAGCCAAAACAAGATTACCTGCAATGAGATCAGCAAATGTGCCATGCATATGTGCCGCAGTAGCATTTGCAGTGGTCAAGAAACCATTTGCAGAAGCGAACAATGAAGCACCAGGAACATAAGTACCTATGATGTCAGCACCTGTATTGATGTTAACTGTCTCATAGAGCAAGTTAGCATAAGTACCTTGTGCAGAAACATAAGGGCCACGATTAGAAGCAACACCAGGCTGATTCTCGAAAGCGTTGCCCGAAGCGTTGTTGATGAATACACCAAGTACAGCAGTACCATTAACGGGTCCACCATGCTCGTTAGAATTACCACGAGCAAATGCGATAGAACCACTAAGTACACCGAGTACATTAGTCAGAAGACCTGGGGCGGCAGTTTGATTTGCCTGCCCAGAAACGGGGTTTGACTGAGTGAAAGCATCTGCGGTCAATTGACCGACAGTGTTGCGAATACCAACATGAAGGATACGCAACGCAGAGCTTGACTCTGTAAAACCACCACTAGCTTGTCCAAGTAGAGCCATGAGATTTCTCCTATTAAGCTCGTACTCTCTGTTTTCAAGAGAGTAGTGTAGTTAAGAATAGGGTGGTCTTACTTACAACCAACCCCGAAAAAAGTTTTCCAATATAATAGCGTCATCAATAAATAAACTATTACAGTTTATTTATATCTTATCCGAAGAATTTACTAACATCGGGAGCAGAATCCCATAGTTTAGAAAGTTCATCAGAAGAGCTAGAGGCTTCACGACTAATGTTGCCAAGAGTCTTAACAGCCGCTTTACGGGCAGAGGTGCGAGGGCGATAAGATGCTTTTTTCTTAGTCGTTTCCTCAGAAGCCTCTTCAGAAGCCTCTTCAGAAGCCTCTTCTTCAGAAGCCTCTTCCTCAGGAGCCTCTTCCTCAGAAGCCGTGAAGATTGAAGCGAGTCGTGGATCCATAGCCATCAGATCGTCAGGGTTCATATCAAGACCCATGACATCTTCACCACCCATGTGAGGGGCTTCGAGGTCATCAGCTTCAACATTTTCCTCAGCAGTATAACCATACTCTGAGTCATTCATGTCAGTGCCTTCAAGATCTGCTAGGAGTGATTTAGCGTCTTCATCAGCAGAAGTCTCCATATCAGCCATATAGTTTGAAAGAGCCTCAGCAAGACGCTCAATCTTAGCTAAACGCTGAGTAGGTTGAACTTCTGAAGCCTCCTTAGTCTCAGTCGCTACTGTGTCATCCTCTTCTGCGACAACATCATCTTCTGCGACAACATCTGCACTGTCATTACCAGTACCAACTTGTACTGCATTATCAGCAAGTTTACGGACTTTACGAGCAAGACGAGCATTAGCGGCTTTAAGAGTAGCGATCTCTTCTGCGAGAGCGTCAGCCGAAGACAGTTCCTCAGAAGCCATACGATCAAGACCCATTTCATCAGCTTGAATCTCTGCCATGATGTTTGCGAGTTCATCATCACCATCAGCGAATGACTCACCAAGACCCATAGCGATTTCATCACGAGAAAGGAATCCGTCTTCGTTTGAATCAAGTTCATCAAACATATCGTCAGAACCACCCCATTCGCTCATGTCGATCATGTCATTGCCATCAATGTCATATTCATCGAACATACCATGACTCATGTGATTGTCTGCTTCGAGTTCACCCGAACCATCAGAACCAAAGTCATTAACAATATTGTTGGTCGATACTTGTACCGCATTGTCTGCAAGACGAGCAACACGGGCATTAACAGTACGATTAGGGAGATCCATCATGCGTAGTGCAAGATCTTCGATTTCTCTTTGAGAAGCAGTACGGCCTAATCGTGATTCAGCGATTTGAATGCACTTAGCCGCTTTACGCTCCATAGCTTTCTTAAGGTTTTCTTGGCGAAGATCATCAGTAAGAGCATAACCCTCAACGACTTCATCAGAAGTAGCTGGGTGTTCTGGAGTCCAACCTACAGAAGCAGGTGCTGGCCCTGAACGATAAGGGCCTTTACGGACACCTTCACCGAACTCTGAATCGATGCCATAAGCGTCAAGATCTGGTTGTTCAGAAGAAGCAGGATGACCGAAGTGATCCCAACCAAGGTTATCAGAACCTGGGATTCCAGAGTTAGCACGGCGACTTCTTCTACGAGCAAGTTCAGCCCTGCGAGACATTTTTTTAGAACGAGAATACCTAGACATGAGGCAATTCCTTTCTGGGGTGTGAAACAGGGCGAGACTTATTTCTGCCCGTAAGTGTTAAGAGATAAGAGTTTAGCTAACCTTACAAGACGAAGAGTGTCTTGTGCAGATAAACTTTGACCATTTAAGTAATTAGCTTGTTCAAGATAATCCCCTACACCATTATATTGTGTTGTTGTGCCGAGAACACTTGCCAACTTATAAATGTGGGTTGGGATCTGTACATCACAGTAGTTATTGACCAAAGTAATGTTCAAGACAGCCTCTTGAACGGACTTAGCTGTTTTGACGGAAGCATCTAATAGGCTCATATATTTAGAAGCAGAAAATCCCTCTTTAACAATCGTGTCGTTTTGTTCAACGACAGATTTATCAATAGGTGGGTTCATAACTTCTTGAGCTTTTTCTGCTTTGATCTCGTTTTCTAACTTTTTACGAAAACGATCAACGATAGCTGTTTCATATACAGTTTCTAGCTGTTTGAGCAAAGACTCCGAAGGGGTTGGATCGTCATCGCCTCCACCTTCTTCATCCTCATCCATGTCAAAAGTCCCTGCTTTTTTATTTAGTAGACCATTAGGGTCATACCAAGGCGAGTCTTTAAGAGAAGCCGCTTTTGCGATCCATTTTTCGGGGACTTCATTTAGTTGTTCGTCCGAAGCAGATTTCGCCATGTCAGCAGAGGGTATCTCTAATGTGTTACGAGCAACAGCACCTGTAAATGCAGGAGTTGCGACCCAAGAAGCCTCAATGAAGGTAACACCTGCTGTACCACCGATGTCTTCATGCCCACAAAGCTCTGCAACTCTATGCTGATTTCCTTGCTCATCATAGAAAACATTGCCCTTCTCATATTTAACATGAGAACACATCTCTGTTTCATCAGCGGCCACATGACCACATTTAGTACAAATGGTAAAGTCTACGCTACATCCCATAGACATTGCGTTCATTTGACCCGACTCGATCTGTTTTACTAAGTCTTCATGCTTACGATCAGTGGCGACAAGGATGTCTA